AAATACGAGAAGAGGTGGTCGCTTTAAGAGGCAATTAAGATTGTTATAAGATAATTAGATGGACAGGCCAAACACCTCGGCAGAAGGTTCTTTATTAGAACTTGTGGCGAGAGGTAAAAAAGACGTCTACTTTATGAGTTCAGATAAATCTGCGCATGTACCCTTTTCGTATAATATACAGACCTGGCCTGCCACCATAGATGAAACAAGACAGAGTCAGCCTCTTAATACGGTTGATTTTGGTCGCTCAATAGAATGGGAAATGGAAATCTTTGGAGACTTACTGATTTCTGCTTCTCTTGTTGTTGAATTACCATCCTGGCTTCCATTGGCCATAGCACCTCTTAATCCTGTAAACATAGTATCCGATGCAAATAACCAAACGTATGGCTATACGCAGGGTATAGGAGCTTTCTTATTTGAACAGATTCAATTCTACCAGGATCAGCTCTTACTACAAGAATTCAGTGGAGACTTCTTGTACAGTTGGTTTCACTTCCAGAGTTCCTTGGCTCAGGAAGCCCTTGCATTAAAGGAATTAGGCTGTCATAACGGAACACCGTTAGATATTCAAAGGAATGCAACACCTGGTAAGCTTACATTACGCTTACCTCTTATTGGTTGCGCTCACGTAGATGAAGGAGGGTTTCCATTTGTCTCTCTTCCGGGTCAGAAATTCAGAATTCGCTGTAAGCTTAGAAGACTAGAAGACCTAATCGAATCTTCATCTCAACAAGTTAAACCCACTCCATGGACACGTACCGATTTGTCAGTTAGAGATAGAAATGGTAAACAAACTCCGTTTACACCATTAACAAGGGAACAAATAGGAAGGCCACTTATTACTCTGGAGACTACACAGCGTTATGTCAGACAGGATCTTCAGGCACTTCTAAAACAACAACGATTTGAAATACCATTCTTAAGACCCTTTGAAAATAAACTGACATTAGATCCATCTGACTATATAGCAGTTGGAAACGGAGGAACGTCCTATGTAACAAAAAGAATAGATGGAAGACATCCGTCTGAGAATTTACTTATTATGTTTCAGTCTGAATACAATGTAGAAAGGAACCAGCTGTGGAATCTTAAGAATCCAAAGGGTACGGGGGAATATTATAATAAATTACAATTATTAATTGCGGCGAAAGAAAGAGAAAAGGCCTGGGATAATAAATTGTGGGAACATATTTCTCCATTTATAAAAGCAGAAAAAAATCCAGGAATTCCTGTGTCATGGATTTCATTTACAGTAGGCCCACAGTACGGAAACAGACCCCCTGAACAAAGAAAACCATCTGGAGCAGTTAACTTTACCAGTGCAGATAAACCTACTTTATGGCTTGATATTATTGATACTCTTCCAACAAGTATTGGACAAAAAAGAGTAACCATGAGATCCATTTCAATTGGTTGGGGTGTTTATCTTATAGAGGATCAAAGGGGGACCTTGATGTTTGGAAACTAATTAAACTTATACTCGTCATCCATATAAGACTGAAGATAATGGCCAGCTGAGAAACGTACTACATTTTCCTTATTTACATTATAAGAATACAAGGGTACCAATGGGGGCATCTCATCATCTGTACTCTCCTCATAAACCTCACCGTTATGTGTCATCGTAGTATTAGAGGGTGTCCTAGTAAATCTCTGTATCCTACTCTCATTTCTCCTTCTAGTCTCTTCAACAATGTTCTCTAAACTTTGTTGAAGAAGCTGCTCCTGCTCTGGGGTCATTGCCTTAGCTAGCCTTGCACCATGCTCTCTTTGCTTCAAAGAGAGCTCTGGGACTACTGTATCCTCTTTCTTTTCATTATATACCTCATTCACATTCATTCCAACATGGAATATCGTCATGTGTATGAAACTCATAGAAGCTATCGTAAGAGCATCCATCTTAAGAACGTAGAGCCAAAAGTAGACTATTGTGAGAACTGAAAGCATACATAGATTATCGTTCAGCTTATCTCTTGGAGAAGGATTCTTCCTCAAGCAACACGTAGTAGGAGTAAGCGTATCAACCATGTCAGTGTTAGTCATTATAACTACAAATAGCCATACGCAATTTGTCAATTTTTACCCAAACTATAAAATTGACCCTGGCTCGCAGCATATTGTAATTATAATGGCTACGTATCGTCTTGAACTTTTAGTGACTGACTATGGAACTCCCTTCTATCCCCGTGTTGGCACTGTGGAGAGATTGAGTCCAGACAACGCAGGCTATGATTTGAAGGTTATTACAGATGTAAATCCTACTACTATTACTACCCTGGTATCTCTTGGTGTAAAGGCGCGCATGGTACGCTTAACAAGAATCACACCCATGGATACTAGCCTGATGCGAGAGGAGAACTGTCACTTTACCCTTGAGCCTCGTTCATCCATTTATAAGACTGGATTCATCATGGCTAACGGACGCGGTATTATTGATAGTTCTTATCGTGGAGAACTGAAGGCTCCCCTTGTTACAATTAGTTCACTTCCTACAAAGGTAGAGAAGGGTGCCCGTCTATTTCAGGTATTAGCACCAGACCTCGGTTACATTAAGGAGGTTCACTATGTTGCGTCCCTTGACGAGACTCTAAGAGGTGAGGGTGGATTTGGAAGCACTGGGACTATGTAGTACAACTAATGCGCTAACCACCTAAATACACACTACGCGCACTAAGTAGATGGACATCAAACAGAAAAATGCGTATGGAACAAAACAGCCAGCTGGCCCTGCAACAACTCTTTTGGATTTAGTATCAAGAGATGTTCAAGATAACACGATTTTTCCATTAGATGCTACTACAACAAGATTTACTAGAGATGAAACACTACGGACAATTCCAATGTCTTCTGTTATGCGCGAGTTTACCTTTCGTGGCCCCGCTTCTCTTGGACAGACCTTTACTTTTGAGATGGCAGATATGAATTGTGGAGACTTGATTAGTGGTCTTTTTATTCAAATACAACTGGCAGACTGGTTTACAGCAAATACAAGGGAGAATTTACGAAGTGGTAGATTTATTCCATATGGACCAGAAAGCTTTTGGACCTATTGTAATTCTATTGGTACTGCTATCTTACAAGAGGCAACTCTTGAAGTAGATGACCAAGTCTTAGAAAGAATAACAGGAGATTCTGTTCATGTTTCCAGTGTTCTTTTTTCAGACCTTAATACCAATTATGGTGTAGCAGATTCAATTGGTTTGAAGTCAATCCATGATATAAAAGAAGCAGATGGAGTAAGGGCTGGGTTTACAGAAGATGGCTGGATTACTGTTCCCTTAGCATTTTCTATGTTAAGAGAACGTATTACTGCTACATTTCCATTGATCGCATGTCGTTCTGGAACGATGCGTATTAGAGTAACTCTCAAGAAATTCAATGAACTTGTTCGTACTTTAAAAGGCTCAAGGGCATCTTGTACAGATTCACCTTTAGCAAAAAACTACCAGGTAATTGATACTTCTCTCACAATTAATAAGGTAAAGACAATCGCTATATCAGAAGATGAGCCTATGATGAAAAATATACAGCTTCTTTCACAAGGTGTCTTTGTAGATGGAGAATATCGCGAAATGCTTCTAAGACAACCGTTTGAGAGACCCTTTCGTGAAATTCAGCAATTTGATTTTACAGAACCCTTAAAATACGTTATTAATAAGTCTGGAAATGATCTAATAACAGTACAGCTCCCCTTAGAGGCAAATCAGCCAGTAGAGGAGATCGTTTGGATTCTAAGAAGAAAGGCTGCGATTACCTTGAATAATGATTGGACGAATTACAGCGCTACATTAGAAAAAGATTACGATCCCACATTTGCACCTCTTCAACCTCTTTTAGTTTCTGCTAAGATTCAAGCGAATGGTCAGGATATAATATCTCAAGATGAAAAATGGTTTCGTTCGCATATTTCTAGAGCGCATAGAAGTGGAAAAACAGCATATGATGCCTTTATTTATGGTTATTCATTTGCAAGACACCCTGGTCAGCATGACCCTACGGGTTCTATGAACGCAAGTCGTCTAAGTTCATTGCGCCTCACTCTTAATGTGAAGCCACCAGGTGGTTCTGATGATACTGAATGGGAAGTCCGTGTGTTCGTCTATGCCTTTCAATGGGTTCGCTTTGGAAACGGCATCTGTAACAAGGTCTTCATAGATTAAGCAAATAGCTCCTTCATCCGTATCTTCAAGTCATCCAAGTGCCGCTCATAGACAAACGAGTCATTGAAGTAATAGCGAGAAGTCTTATCACGAAGCTCAAGTAGCCTACTATAATCTGAAAACTCATGTGTAGCCTGCTCTAGGTTAATCAGTGGAAGCCTCATCTTGTTTCTAAGAATAGAACATGCGTTCTCCTTTTCATGGCCACTCCAGATCTTGGGAGGAGAATAGGATGCGCTGAAATAGTCGTCCAGTTGCTTATCTAGATGCTTCGAAACCAGTTCACCTGCGCGCTTCTTAAGCAAAAGCATCACATCCTCACGTACGCCTGGCTGAGACTCAAACTCATAAATCAGGTCTCCAAGCTCCTCAACTGACTTAGTTCTAATCCACTGGGGGTACTTACTCATTCT